ACTAATAATAATATAATAATAATAAAATAATATGACGACAACTGCTCTTGACACCCACCACTCCACCCCTGATATGGGCTCACAAGTTGCGTCACATAACAAGAGGTTTTATAAAATTGATTTGCCTGAGCCCGAAACTAATGATGACATATTAGCGACGAACAAGATGGCTACAACACTTGACACCCGGAACTACACAGATGCTGACACCCTGCCTCTGGCTCTCCCTGTGGCGGCGGTTACACCTGCTACAAATATCTCACATAACAAGTATTTAGAAAAACAATTTAAAAAATGTTTCTCTATTATATATAAAATGGAATTTGGAACTTTTGAGAAAATACTAAGGGAGGGAGAGCGAGCGGTCGCTAAAAATTCTGTGCTGACTTATGCCCGTAACCTGCGACGTCTTGCGAGGGACATAGACGCATCAGGTGAGGAGAGTAAGGAGGGAACATTTGATAGTGGTAATTCTTTCGTAGATGAACTAAAAGTTAATGTCCCTGTCGCTGCTTTCCAGATGGGGTTACGGGTTCTAAGTGACGACGCTGCTATGCTGAAGGCGATGAGTAAATCTGTTAGAAAAGCACGCATCGCTGCTCTTCTGGTGGGTATGGACCCAGAGAAAAAGGATGAAACTCTAACCCATTCACAACGAAACGTAACATACGAGGAAGAGCCCTCTGTCTTTTCCGGACTGATGGCGAAATATAAAGGTAAATATCCTACATACGACGACTGGATTACATATGGCGTGTGGCTGGAAAAACATTGGAAAGAGGACCCAGAATGGGAAAATCCATACGCTAAGGAAACAGGTTTCTACGAACCGGATGATATGGAGAAATTTCATCATCCCGACGGGAGCGATGATTGGGTCGGTATTCATCACGGAAAAGCATACAGAGAGGAAACAGACAAAAAGGGCTGGGCTAAGGGTCGTTCTCTGGCGTGGCGTGTTCCTGTAGATTTCTGGAAAGGTAGATACTCTAAAATATTTGTTGAATATGACTATCCTGAATTACGAGATGTCATAGACGAACTACGTGCTTTCGCTGTTAAGGAACAGAAAGAATATCAGGAGGGGGCTGCTTACAAAAATGTTAAAGAAGATAAGAATTGGGTGGAACAACCACAGATTGAGGCAAAAGCCGCCGAGATGAGGACCATTTTAAATCAAAAATTCGCAGCAAAAGACGTGACACCACCTAACTTCCGGGCTTTGAATATCTTTTATAAACAATTTACTATAGACCTTATTAAGAAGGACCAGCAACAACAAGACAAACTCAGCGACGAATGGGATAAATATATGAATGACGCTGAGGAAAACGAAGATATTACTGAGGAAGATATGGATAAATATGATAAAAAATATAAACTAAGATTAAAACTTATTGAGAAAGGTAGAAAAAATAAAATAGCACGTGTTAGTGTTAAATACTGGACGCAGGCACTTCCAGAGAAATTAATTAATAAACCATTTATGTCGGCACTTATCAACGCATTTGTCGCAGCATTATATACTGATATGCCTCCACGCCGATTGGATTGGGCTAAACTGAAATTCATATCTATAAAACGATTTAATAAACTAAAAGAAGAAGGTGATGCCGCTGGAGCACACGATGGCGGTTATAGTGACGGAATTTACTACGTGTTTCCACACACAAAAATAGGTCCTACGCCGATGTCGCCTAAGTCATTTGTAGTGTTTGGAAAAAACGCAGGCAAATCTCCACAAGAGGAGGACTTACGGGTTGATAATATTAGTAAAAATATTAGAACATTAGGGAGTATGATATATTGGATTTCAAAAATGAAACAGGGAAGGGCGAATGAGAAACCCGGAGCGTGGTGGCTGGTTGGGAAGTCAAAAGATGCGAGGCAGGGTCGGTCAGTTGTCATCACTAATCCGGGATTTAAAGAGATAGAGGAGAACGCTTTAGGTAAGAGGATTAAGAAGATATTTAGTGATAAATATGGAGGTGTTAAAAAAAATATTACAGCATCATTATTAAGAAAAATATATATTAGTCACGCCTTTAAGGGAGATACAGAAAAGAAGGCAAAATTAGCGATGGCGATGAACCATTCTATGAAGATACAACAGGCAATATATAATAAAGAAGGTGGAGAATATCCAGAAATTGTAACACCAGAGAGTTTTCTGGCTCTGGAAAGCAATCAAATTCCGGTAGATAAATGGACTAAAAAAAACGTCCATAAAAACGATGACCCTGAATAAATATTTAAAAATTAATAAAAAAAAAATAAAATATTTTTTATTAATATAATGGTTAGAGGCGAAAAAAAAGGCGACAAATCTAAGACCCACAGGGGCGACAAAGATTACACAACTAAGCGTGGAAATAAAGATTTTCACAGAGGCGGACACGATGTTAAGCGTAAGCGACGACCATACACAGGCAGAACAAAATCATCTGTTTCGGCTGAGGGAGCAGGGCAAATGGGAACAGGTGGAGCACGTAGAGGAGCATCAAAACGAGTTCCGGGTCGGGACGGACCTCCTCGTGGAGTTGTTCGCAGGTCATCAGGCAATCCACAATCAGGAGAGGGCAGACCTAAAAAATCTAAGGGTAAAAAAGAAACTATATCATTAGGAAAAAAAGGAAAAATTACATTTACGAAGGGCGGACTTCATCGCTCATTAAAAGTGCCTATGTCACATAAATTTACAAAATCTGGATTAAATAGATTAAAGAAAATTAAATCTGGAGAGAATTTTACATATTCAGGAAAATCAATAAAAATGACACCTAAAATTAAAAAGCAAATTACATTAGGATTAACACTTATGGGGTTTAAGAAATAAGTAGTTCAGTCATCGGGTTACGGGTTCTAAAGTTTTGGATGCTCTGTCAAACTTTGAGAACCTACAGAAATCAAACGCAAAAAAAAAAAATAAAAAAAATTATTTTTTAAAAAATTTTGACAGAGCATCCAGAAAGTATTTGACAGGATAATAAATTGATTTGAATTTATTAAATAATAATATTTAATAAAATATAAAATGGATAATATGGAGAATAATAACAAGACACAAAATCCGGTTATGGGTTCCAGTAATAATAATATTCCTGAAGATAATAATATTTATAAAATTGATTTAAATATATCACAAGAAAATATAAGTATAATGAGTATGGATATGAATGATGACGTTTTGACATCTGCCCCCGAGCAGCCAGTAATTAAAAAAAAGAAAAAAATTATTAAAGGTAAGAATAGAAAAATCAAAAAAGATACAGGAAATATATTCACTCGGCGTGGATATTCAACCGGTGAGGGTGAGTGTAAAGAATGCGATGAAAACCTCACAGGATGGATGAATGAGAAGGGTGTCAAATGGTTTCCAGTTAAGATGTCAAAAAAGGACGCAAAAGCACCTGATAAACAGACCCTAAAAAATGGTCGTCCTATGGATGGTTATGTGAAGCGGGAAAATGTTGCTGGTGTGGAGGGTTACTGGGCGACACCGAATGATTTTAAAATATATTCACCTGAGGAGATTGCGGCACGGCAAACTGAGAAAAATTTACAACAGGATAGGGTCATCATAACTCACGATGCGAATGAGTTATGCTGGATTGATGTTGATACTGAATTTACAGACGAATTCATTAAATTCTTAATTCGCAATCATCCACATTATACATCTATGTCAGGGAAAAAAGGCAGATGTCACATACCATTTAAAATGACGAACAAGCCAGAGTATTTCCCTACGACATTTATGGGAGTAGGTGAAAAATGCCGGCATAAATGCTATTATATGGATGTGGTAAGCACAAAAGCCGATTGTGATAAGAAAAAAATAGAAATTTATACTGGTGGATGGCTATATTGTAAAAAAGATACAAAAATGATTAATTATACAAAATCAGTTCCACACATTAATTATACAGAATTTCAAAATTCTATACTAAAAAAGAAAGGTAGTAAAAAAAAGAGTTCTACTAAAAATAAAAAGGAAATTAATCATACATTTAAAAAAAAAGAAATGGATAAAAAAACCGAAGATATGTTCCTCGCATATTCTAAGATTATAAAACCGGAAATCTGGGCGAGGACGAGCGGCACATTAAATGAAGGAGGTAGTTGGCTCATAATCCAGTCCGCAGCGAAGAGGGAAGGGATGGCGTGGGAGGTATGGGACGAATTATGTAAGCAATTTCCTAATTATGATTTGGTAAAAAACAATACGAAATGGAACGAGATAGATGACCCTGACAAGCAGTTACGGGTGGGACTGGACCATATAATGACGATGGCTCGTGGAGTATATGATGAGGATAAATGTGAATTTACTGGTGATTGGAAAAAATGTGATGAATTAGATAGTCAGTTCATCCAGTTTGAAAAATTCAGCAGATTTTATTTTAACGATATTTGTAAAAAGGCAAAAGAAGATATTGATGAATTAATGGGAGAACACGGCGAAGCAATAGAAGATTTGGAAGAAGAATTAGAAGATTTGGAGGATGAAAAATCTAATGAAAAAGATAGAAAAAAGAAAAAAAAATTAAGAGCCGAAATTAAAGAAAAGAAAAAAGAAATTAGAGAATTAAAAGACGCAGAAGATGCGACAGAAGATATAGTAAATATATTGGATGAATGTTATAAATCTTGTAAAAAATATTTTGAGAGATTTCATTTTAAAATTAAATTTCCAGAATGTGGATATGCGATTTCAAATTTAACAGATATTTATTTCCTGAATAAATCAAAATTAAAGGATTTATATGAAAATATTAAAATTCCACAAATGACAGATAGAGGAGTAAAAGAAAAGGAATGGTTTGAAGTTTGGCGACGTGACTTACAGGTTAGAACTATTGATGTAGCAGATTTCCTACCACCACCATTACCCAGACAACCATACGAATTTAATTTATACAGGGGCTTAAGTGGAGCCAGATTACGCAGAGTAGAACCTGTGGAGGAGGAAAAAATGTTAGATATTTTCGGCACGCACATTACATTATTAACAGGTGGAGAAGATGCGGATTATAGAAATGAGGATACGGGTTTAAAACCTGAAAAATATTTCTGGAGTTACTTAGCCCATATGGTTCAGCAACCGGGTATAATTCCAGAAGTGGGATTAATATTCTGTGGCGAACAGGGCACAGGTAAATCATTATTTCTGGAGAAATTCGCAGAGAAAATATTAGGAAGACAATATTTATTATCTACAGCACATATGAATATGGTGACAGGTCAGTTTCCTCAAATCCAGAGGAAATTGGTGATTGTGATGGATGAAACACAGGGAAAAGAAGGATTTGCGAATAAGGATGTAATTAAAAATTTAATTACACAACCCAGAATTTGTTGGGAAGAAAAACATAAAAACGGAATTATGATTAATAATTGTGCGAGATATTGGTTTATTTCAAATAATGAAAGTCCGCTATGTATTGAGTTAGGTGACAGAAGATTTGTAGTTTTCGTTTGTTCGGCAGAAATCAAAAGAAAACCAGAAAGAGAAAAAACTGATTATTTTAATAAATTAGCGGCAGCATTTGATGACCCGTCATATTGTAAGGCATTATATGATTATTTAAAAAATTACGATTTGACATTACCAGCAAAATTTCAACCCTGTAGTGACCCGAATGGTGAATTACAATTCCATCCTAAAAATAATAGACCATTTACAGGTAGATATTGTGATATTCAATCTATTAATGTGCCGCTTCCATATTACTTCTTCGCACATATCACACCTATTGAGGGTATTAATCTAATTAATAATGGTGACCCTGATACATCACCAGATTTATTTCAAACAGAAAGTGAAAGAATTAATTGGGAAAAAACACATTTGACAAAACAGGATGGTAAAACAAAAATATATTGTAATCAAACTAAATCATTTTCCAGAATGGAATTATGGGAACAATATGAGAATTATCTGGACCACTTAGGCAAAACAAATGCGAAGGAGTGGAGTGATGCTACTAAATTCTGGAGAAAAATCAGTTCGTGGATTGATGCGAGTGATGATTGGAAAAGAGCAATAGAATTATATGATGATGATAATGGAATTAAATGTTGTAGTATCAAACCGATTGAGATGCGGAGGTTGATAGAGGAATTCCGCCATCTGTTACGGGTCTAATCTTTTCCTGTCAAATAATAATGAAATTTAAGAAGAACATTATTTTAAAAAATTTTTATTTCTTTTTTTCTGTAGTTTTAGTTTTGCGACCTGACTTCTTATATCCCTCAAATACCTTTTCTGGGGCTGTATTTAGGGCTGCTTTCTTTTTGACTTCTATAAAGTGTTTTGCGTGGGCGTCATAGGACAATACGATTTTCTTCATTTTAGGGGGTTTTGAAGATGAGATAGACCAGAAATTATCATTCATTTTAAATATAATGAGAAAAAAAAATTATATTTATAATTTATAAATGTCGTTAATAGTGCTTAATTCACGAGGACAAGACCCAGCAGAGTTTGAAAATCACGGATTTAACTTGAAACTGGGACGGGAAACGCAGTTTTGTTTATGTGGGGTGAATTTAAATAGACCCCCTAAAACACCACTTCAATTAGCAGTCACAACAGGAACAAACAATATGTGGATTATTGCTAATGGAGGAAAATTACAAAATGACGCTAAAGGGCATAACCCCATCCCATTTTCGGTTAGGGAGGGTGTATATGGTGTAGCCGGTATGGCGGCGGAAATGACTTTTGCAATGAACGGAAATTACTTAGGAAAACATCACGATAATTATGCCGGTATGCCTATTAGTTGTTGGCGGGCTTCTACTGCTGACCCATTAGCAGGTGGTTTAGTAGTAACACAAGCAGGAGGTGTTGGAGCAGAACAATATAGCGTGAAATGTTCTATGACTAAGATTACAAATGGGATGAAAACCAGATTAAAATCTGTTTTTGGTGCTCTGGGACAATCAGCATATCCACAGGTAGGAGGGCTTTACGACGGACAAGTTCCCGTTGGTGTTCCTAATCCCGGTTTTATATTTGAAAATGCTACAGACCAGGATTATATATCAATAAGACCATCTATTAGTTGTAAATCATTTATTTTAACAGACCCATTATGGAATACATCTAATGATGGAAGACAGGGAACATTTAATCCTGCTGGAGCAATTCCAGCCGACGGCACTATGGATGGATGGACGTGGGGGTCACAATTGACACCCGGACAGGACCCAGCAGATGCTGCCGCAACTTTAAGAGGAGGAGTTATATCCTCTAAATGGACGGGAAATGTCCCTGCGGGTGGTTGTGGTTTAGCAGATAGTCCTAATGTTATAGCACCAGAAACTATGGCTTCCAGATGGTCTGTAGCCGGTAATAGATTTGATATTTATTGGGAATGTAGTAGTAGAAGCACAGCAGCAACAGGTTATGAAGTAGTATTTTATAGTAGTGATATGACAAAAGATGGTAATTATAAAAATAATCCAGCAAGTGATGCGAGATGGGGAAGTTTAATTATACCTCCTATCGCACCCGTTGGTGGTGAATTTTGGGAAATATGTATGCGACCATTACAGACGCCCGCTGGTGGTTACAGGATAGAAGCGTGGGCTCGTAAAAGAGCAATAGCAGGTGGTCCTCAGGTAGGAGCAGTCATTCCAGCAACTGGTGCTGGTGATGCTGGTTATTATCAAATAAACGATACTACTAATCAATTATACCATAATTTACCTATATTTCAGGGAATGTCGTGGAATGATGAAGTATATGCTCCTGTTTGGAATTTTAGAAGTATTTGTCATAATGCCCGACCAGCAGATGGATTTAATCCGGCTTTAACTTTAATAGATTTTGCTTCTTCTGCTGCTAATTTAAATAACGCTCAAAAAATTACTACTATGTTTAGTCCTACGGCACCTAATTTCCAGAGAAATCCAGCAGGGGGTGGTCCAGCAGCCGCAAATCCATTAAGATATGATTGTATTGATATGGGGAACAGATATACAGGCATCGCTCCGGTTGTGGGTTTTAAAATAGGAGATATTCAGGAAATGCCGCAAGCAACAACAGCAGCAACTGGAGTTGAGGGAGAGGTCACATCCAGAAGTTTTGAAGCAACTGAACCTGTAGCCATTATTCAATTACCTAATGTCCCATTACACGGCGAATTGGGAAGTGGAAGCACCCTATGGGGCGGAAGTAATGGAGGTCGTGTGTTAGGGGTCGCACAATTAGACGATAAAGGAAGTTATGCTAATTATAATTTAGGAATGAATGTTTATACTGAGCCCGGAATGGAAAACTGGATAGATGTAGGCAATATGGGAGTGGATGCCCTTAATCAATTGAAGGTTAAAATTACCGACCAGCAGGGTAGAAAATTAGTTGGATTATATCCTGATACGACAATATGGTTAAAAATAAGGTCACGCAGGCAGGGCAACACCAGAACAGGTGGGGTAGATAATCGTGGAATTGAATTTCGTCGTGATTGGTAGTCATTTATAGACAATAATAGAAAATTTATACAAAAATAAAATCTTTTGTATAAATATATAAAAATGAGCGGACCGATATTTGATGCGAACCACGACCCATTAGGCGATTTAACGCTGAAAATGACAGATGATTTAGAACCAGAGGATAATATGGAAACACCTGATATTAAAAATATAGATGATGATATAAAACCTAATGTGGAGAGTGTGGAGAAGGAAATCATTAAACCGCAGGAGGATAGACCGGTGGCGGATATGTTTGTTACTAAGAAAAAGAAGAAAAAAGTATCATTTGAGGGGGTAAAAGAGGACGAAGTAAAGGAGGATTGGAGTGAAAGTATAACGAATGATGAGAAAATACCACCGAAAATTAGAGGAGAAAGAGGTAAGGATAAAAAACCGAGAAAGAAAAGACAAATGACACCAGCAGCGTTAGAGAAATTAAAAATAGCAAGAGAAAAATCATTAGCAACACGCCGAGCAAAAGCGGCACTTAAGAAGAAAGCGAAGGAGGACTTACGGGTCGCAACAGCACAAAAAAAGAGAATGGAAAGACAGAATGTAAAATTAGAAGTAATACCTGAAAACGTTAAAATAGAGAAAAAAGCACCTATTAAACCAGCAAATGTATTTAATGATTTTGATAAATTTTGTAATTTTATGGATAGATATGATGAGAGAAAAAAGAAAAAACATAGCACAAGTAGGCAGCCACATCCTAATCAAAAAATACCAGAAAGACAACGACCACGACCTCCCGTTCAACCCAGTAACCGAAACCCGCAATTTAGGCAAACTGGAGGAAGTCGCCGACCCAGAAGTCCTCCACCCACAGATTTCTCACCTTTTTCGCTACTTAAGAGCGGTAGAAGAAGTGTATTTGGAAATAGTGGTATGAATAATAGTGGTGGATATAACAACAATTGGTAAATTAAGTTAAATATTTAAAAAGAAAATAATTATAAATATAAAATGGAAAAAGAATTAACGACATTTCTTGAGCGATGCAATGAACCTGATAAAAATCAGGAATTATTTACAGAAGAAACTTTAGTTTTTAATAACCCGAATGCTTTTCAATTAATGACTGAAGAAGCAAAAAAATACTGGGTTTGTGATGATAGACATAAGCAGTTTTTCTCTTTTATGGTTGGATGTAAGCACGAATTAGGTGTTGGGGGAAATAAATGGAATTGTGGAACAGAACAGGGAACTCGTTATTGTGATACTAATTGTTATGGAGAATGGGCGAGATTATGGTTTTATAGTAGGGAATTTGAAGGTGAATTTTTTGATAAGATAAAACTTGAAAACGAAAAGAGTGATTTACTTACGGGTAAGAAGTATATAATTATGATTGACCCCTTAAATTGTTCGTTAGGTTGGGAAAGAATGAGGCAAGTATCAAAAGAAAATAAAGAAACAAAAGAATTAGATGAAGACACTAAAGTTGTTGAAAGTAATTAATTATAAAAGCATTAATAAGGATGGTGATGGTGGTGCTGCTTTTAATTCAGGTGCTTTAATATTATGACTAAATGTAAGTTTTCCTGATTTTTTTAGACGATTGAATAATCCAGTTGCTTCTTTAGTCCATAAGTGGGGTGCTTGTCTTATTGGGAAGCCACCTTTAACTTCAATAATTCTGCTCCACGTGTTGTTAGTTTTCCTATATTCTTTACCATTAACCCTGAACCTATATATGCGAACTCTATCTGTTTTCGGTTTCATAACGGCATTTTTAGCGGACATTACTTTTTTTAATTTCTTTTTAGCCACAGAAGGAGGAGGTGGTTTCTCCTTATGGGTTTGAGTAGATGCTCCAGATGTAGTGGAGGGAAATAAATGTTTAAATAGGTGTCTATTCTTAATAATAAGAGCAACCACATCACTCTTTTTCATTTTAGAATATCCTTTTAATAGTTTGTTATGGTTGGAAATCTCTTTTTTCAACGCTTTTACGCTCATTTTCATTAGTCGTTCTGTATGGGACATTATACCATACATACAGAAAATATTTTGGATGCTCTGTCAAAAGTTAAGTTTATTTAAAAAGAAAATAAAAATAAAAAATAATAGTATATATATAATAATATGAGTTTGACACGACATCCTAAGATTGAGTGGGACATTAAAAAAATAGAAAGCGGACAATATATTCAGTATTTTTTCTGGGATAATAAAACAGAACAGGAAGAATTACAGGAAAAACTGGATTTTGAAACTGGTTATGGTCCATATCCACAACCTAAAATTGTGCGATATTTAACAAGTTGGATAAAATTACACGACGAGGCATCGGGTGAATTTATTAAAATAGAGGCAAAAATTCATTATAAAAATTATGTGGAGCGGACCCGCTGATGTGTCATAATCAAAATTGAAGTTTTCCATTCAGGACAACAACTCCACCATTCAAACATAAAAACGAACAAAATGCCGAAAATGGTTATTATCAAAATGAAAGCCGGTGAATTCCCTCCTGATGAAGAGAATATAGTGATTGATATTAAACCTAAAATGTTTAACCTTATGGAGCATATAATGGATTGTAATAGTGGAGAAAAAAAGAAAGATGATATATATTGGACTTATATAAAGCAAACTATTATGGATGAAATAAGACGGGGTGGTTACTAATCAAATCTACATACAAATTTACCATCATCACTAATTTCATAGGGTTTTTTGGGAGGGTTCTTCCAGTCATAATTAATCTTGCGTTGTTTTTCGCTCTTACCATAACGATTACACTTTTTAACCACACATTTTGGTAAATCTGCCTTTAATTTAAAAAAATAATCAAAATAATTATCATCAGCAGACATAGTTGTCATTTTATAAAACACATTTTTTTTATAGTTTAATGTAGAGGATACTTCATAATCAAAAGCAACATCATTAATGCCTACTTCGTGGCGTTGTTTATCCTTATAATAGTAAAATCTTATCCAGTCATCAGGAATTTTATGTTTATGACTATACTTAGTAATGATATTAGGGGGACAATATATCTTTAGATTTTTTAGCAGTTCATCATCTGTAGGGTTCATTTTATGTATTATGGAGAGAAAAAAAATATAAATATAATTTAAATGTCAAAAAAACAGGAAAAAGAAGATGAAAAAAACGAAGTTTTTGATAATACTAATTTAGATATATTACCTGTTAAACCTGTTGAAACAGAGTTGAGGGCAAGAAGGAAATTACACTATAATATACCTGACCCTTATAAAGGTCAATTACTGGTAATTGCCGCACCCATAAGGAGCGGTAAAGGTGTGTTATGGAATAATTTTTTATTAAATCCTAATTTTTATGCTGATTTATTTCAGGATGTAACTATAATTTCACCTACTATATTTAATGATGCTACAGCAAGATTTGCGGCGGAAAAATGGAAACATACCTGTCATACGATGTATAATGATAGTATAATTAAAAATTTATGGAAACATCAGGAGGATAAAAAAAAACAATCATTAGAAGACGATACTGATACTGGTTATTGTTTAATTGGTGATGATTTAGTAGGTATTTTAAATAATCATATGGCGGCAAGAAAGGGTGGTGAATTTATCTCATTTGCTACAAGATTTAGACATATGGTGCGAAAAGGGGACCCGTGTATGATTATATATTCGGGGCAAAAATATAATAATACCAGTTCGGTCCTAAGAAGTAATATGACCGGTTTGTTATTGTCTGGAAATATGAAAAGTCAAAAGGAAATAGATTGTATAAAGGATGATATTGGTGATACATTTGGAGGTCACAATGCAATTGATGAATACTTAGAAAGAGCAAGAGAAAAACCTTTTAGTTGGCTATACTTTAGGTTAGACAGCACACCTCCAGAGGTATATTTAGATTTTAAAGAAAGGTTATTTTAAAAATAATATAATTATTTATTTTATATTTAATAAATATAAATGAATAACGCATTAACGCAAGCAAACGATTTAAGTGCTTTTCGTTCAGGTATAGCAGCAGAACACGAGGGATATGCCGCAGGATTAGCGGCACGCAAAAATACTTACATATCAAATTTGGCGAACACCAGAAGTGAATGGTCCAGTAAGTTAGGGGAGGTTCAGTCCAGATTGGGACAAGCCGAAGAATTATTAAAATCAGGTTTAGAAAGTGAAGGTGCTGTTGGTGGAGCATATATCGCAAGTAAAACAGGATTAAAAGCATATAGATATTTTAAAGGAACACACACTTTAGATGGTAAATTAACAGCACAGGGACAGGCAGAAGCAGGAGAGGCAGGTAATACTTCACCCGGCACAGGAGGTGGTGAAGCCGCACCAGAAATGGGAACAGATGAAGCCCCTATGGATATGGGTCCCAGACCAGTAGCCCGCCCTACTGGTGGAAATAATGTAAATCCTGAATTTAGAGAGGGACAGGGAGCACAAGAAATGGGGGATATGACTGGAGCCGATAGGTCTGGATATGAAACAAAAGAACCAGATTTTGAAGATAGTATTGAAGGAGAAAGTAAAAGTAGTTACGAGGAACGATATGGAGAACCTGAAGATGTCGGTGATAATCCTATGGATAGAGATGTTCCAGACAGCGAATTAAGAAGTCAGGGAAATATGGGTGATGCTGCTGAGGATTTAGCAGGTGACGCTGGAGATGCCGCAGGTGACGCAGCAGGAGCAGCATCCTCCGCAGCAGGAGATGCCGCAGCCGCAGCCGGAGAAGCCGCAGCAGCAGCCGGAGATGTTGCTTTAGACACAGCCGCTGCCGCCTTTAGTTGGGTGCCGTTTTTAGGGGAAATTTTAGGAGGAGCAGCAGCAATTGCTGGTATTGGGACTGCTATTGCTGGTGGAGTAGAAACAGCACAAGAAACAGCAAAAGAAAATGCTACACAGGCATCCGCAGCATCAGGCATAGCACAAGCAGCCGCAGCCAGACCCAGAAATCAAGCCCTTAACTACGCTGGAGGATATGTTGCTCCTGCCGCATCTTCTATACAAACTTAATTAATTATTTTTTTAAAAATAAAAGTCAAATTATTTTCTATTTAGTTATTATAAATGTCAGGACAAACATCCACGATTGCGAAGTCAATTATGACAGACAGAAACGCTACTTACAAAGCCAGCGATGTTATTGAGATTTTCATCCCTCCAGAGGATGTTCCTCTTCTTAACCCGGCAGAAACATACCTTAAATTTTTGGTTCAGTTAAAAAAACCTGCCGGTGGTATAGCGGGACAATTTGTTTTCGCTCAACCAGACGACGCTGCTGGAGCACATAGTTTAATTAGGGAGGTCCAGATTTACGACGGGCAAAATCAACAACTTTTGGAGCAGTTAGATACGTGGAATAATTGGACTTCAAAATATTTCCATTTTAATAATTCTCCGGGATTAAGAAATATTAGAACCCTTATGGAAGGTCAGTCAGCGGTTCAGGGTAATAACTTAACTTCTCAATATTTTACTGGTAATCCAGTTGAAGGAGGCACTTATAGAATTGTTGAATGTTGTCTTCCATTTCATATGTCGGGTATATTGGGTTCAACGAAAGTTTTTCCTTCAATATTGACAAATGGACTTAGATTACGCATAACTTTAGAACAAAACGCTACAGCCCTTAAGGCATTCGTCCAGCAGGGTTTCGGGACGGCTGTGCCTACTGCTGCTTCTTTAGGTTGGCTTCCAGTTGAAGCACCTTCTTTTGAAAGACCTGAGGTTTCGGCTCCATTCGCAATAGGAACTGCTCTTGTTGTAGCCGGTGCCGGTGCTTTAGTATATGACCTTAAGGTTGCCCCTACTGCCGCAGCCGCAGGTCCTCCTGCTATTCCTGCTCTTAATGGTTGCCCCATAACTGGTGTTAATTGCCCCTTCTTTGCCGGTATGATATTTGAATATTTAGATGATGCTAATGTCGTTCAAACCGCAGGCATAATTACTGGAGTTGCTGTTGCCGCAGGTAAAGTTCAATTGTCAGTTAATGTTTCTGCTGCTACTACTGCTACTGCTATTGGACGTCCCTGCTGGTGCTTACCTCCTACAGCAGATTTAGTTGAATATCAACTCAGTCAGGTTGAACTTATTGCCTCCTGTGTGAATGTGCCTGCTGCGACCCTTAACCAGATGAGAAGAAAGGTTAATACCGGTTCTGTAAATTTAGATTTTAATTCTTTTAATCTTTACCGCTCAAATATGAACTCCAGAGTTCCTCAGCCACAGGTGCTTTTACCTACTACAGAGCATCGTGCCCTTTCAGTTTATCAGTTTCCTCAAACATCAACGACTACTCTATCGTCAAAATCTTTTGAACCTGCTCGGGATGGTTTAACTAATTATCAATATAATATCGCTAATAGATTGACCCCTAATAGACGAGTTTCTACAGCAAAAGTAGCCAGAATTACTAATATTTATAAGTGGGACCCAGTTCATATGAGCGAATTGGAAAAATCACTTAATAGAGGTAAAATTAATGTTAGACATTTAGCCCTTATGGGAGCACAATTTGGAGTTGGAAGAGAATTAGCAAAAGACGGACATAGTTTTAATGCTAATGATAATGAAATTAGAACACAATTTGTTTATTCAACTGCTGCTGGTGATAATACTACTGAAAAACTCCTTCATTCTTACCTTTACCATACCAGAACTTTAACGATTAGTCCCGGAAGTGTGGCTGTATCTTATTAATAACCTTCTAATGCTTGCTTAAGAGCCGCATTAGGACAGCACAAAATATAAGATAAACCCATATTAAATGGATTATGAAATGTTTAAAATTTTACCACAAGAAATATGTGACAAAATTTATAATTATATTGACTTTAGAGTTCCGGGTGCTGTAGCCATAAAAACAGCAAAAATAAGAGAAATTAAATTAAATGAATTATTTTCTACATCCCCACCTACGGGTTCCATCACAATAAATGAAAGTGATAGTGATAGTGATAGTGATATAGATGAATGGTTACAAATGGACGCATATTGGTTAGGATTTTATGCCGCAAACGGAATACACGCATAATATTTTAAAAATTAAGAAAATTTAAAATATTATTCTATTTAGATATAATATAATGTCAATCGCATCATTAAAGAGATTTGAAATCGCTCCTATGAACCAGTCGTCAGGTTCTTCCGTCTTTAGTTATAGACAGGGTAATCCTCTTATTCAGTTTGAAATAGGAGCAGAAGACCTTTATCTTATGTCACATACACTCCGTCTTAATTTTAAATTAGATTTATTTAATGCTCCCGGAGCACCTAATCCTACACCTAATAACAATAATCAGGTTCCGGGAACAGGTTTGGAAGAAGTTTTACTTAACAATAAAATCGGTGTTGCCGGTTGCATTGAAAATATTACTATTTCAAATTTACAGAATAATACACTTGAATATTGTCGTGCTTATCCTCGTCTTTTGTCTTCACTTATTCCCGGTGGAGCAGGATGGGGTGATTATGCTGGTTATTTAACTCAAACATTCGCTGCTACTTCTAATAAGGAATGTCAGGGTCGCCTCTGTAATAAAACGATGGATGTTAGTATGCCTCTTATGTGTGGTATTTTCCTTAATGGAGAAAATATACCTCTTTCATTTAGAAGTGGAACTGGTGGTTTAAGAATTTCCCTTATGCTTTCGCCCTCCATTCAGGCACTTTTCGGCTCTACTCCAGCCACTACTAATAATTCATACTATCAGTTAAGTAAAATTTCACTTACGGGTCAGTATGGCGTGCCCGATGGTGGTGTCCTCCCTCCTATTAAATCGTTGGGATTTAGTGCTTACCAGAACTTTTATTCGGTTATTAACAATAACGATAATACACAGCAGATTAGTCCTTCTCTGGCTGCTGTTGTTTCTCAGTTTTCTAATTTCGTTCCTACAGAACATATTAGTTCATACGCAAACGATGGATATAAAACCACCTCCCTTCTTAATAAGGTCGCTGGTGGGGCTCAGGTTAATAAAGCACCTATTGATGGTATTAGTTTCTTGCGTGCCGGAACTCAGTATCCATTAAGATTTAAAATAGATGAAAGATTATTGGTAGTATTGGATGTTACTGCTGGTGCCGGTGATATTTATGGAACATCTGGATTTGACGCTCAGCGTCAGTTATATTATCAGTCATCGTTGCGACCCCTAAGGAGAACCTCTATGTGTCTTGCGGGTGCTAATAGTGAAGGTTTATCTATCGCTAATGGAGATATAGAACACAATTCAGTTACAGATTTGGGTGCTAATGGAAAACAGAATTGTTACGGAGTTGGTTGCCGATATGATGCTATGGGTAATGGTTCTACTGCTAATTTTAAAGCACAGGCATTTTCCCTTCGTCTTCAATCTAAATTGGATGGTATTTCTCCTATGTCTGCCTATACATTCTTCCTCCATCGTGGCGTCATTAATTATGATGGAAATGGAATTGTCAGCATTAGCACATAAATCATCTTTTTAAAAATAAATTATAATATTATTCTATTTAGTAATATTATAACTATGAGTATGCTTAATAGACGCAGACGCCCTAATATTATGCGGCATATTGGACTTTCTTCAGGTGAGGCACAGGATATGAGAGTTGAAACCCGTATTTTAGAACCCAGAACCTTCTCGCAATCATCAGCGGGAGGTCAAATGTCTTTTGATTTACCTAAGGAAGGTCTTTTAGACCAGGATGTTTTCTTAGATATTCAAATGACAAATCCCGATTTTGGTGCCGCTGGTGCTTTAATGGGAATGCCTGTAATGGCTGGTATTTTAGGATGCCTCCAGACAGGAACAATTTATTATAATAATATTTTACTTCAGCAAACAACAGAATTAGCACAACTTTTACAATTAAAAATGTGTTTTGTAGAACAGGACATAAGGGACCAGACCTATCAGGTAAAGGTTGGAAGTTTCTCAGGATTAATGGCTGATACTGATAGTTTAACTGCTGCTGGAGCAACTTCAGTTGGTAAATATAGTTTTAATGCTGGTATTGAAGGACGCAATATTGTTGGTCTTCAACAGGGTATAGTTACTGCTACAGGAGCCCGTAACCCAGACCAGTATGATAAAGTAAATGACTATCGCATCGCACAATCAACAGCAGATGCTCCTACTTATTCTGTCCCTCTTAAATGGATTTTCCCTTTCCTTACTCAAATTCAGTTGCCTCTCGGTTTGCTTCAGGGTCAAATTAGAATTGTTTTTGATTTATACCCTGACTTTAATGGTAATCGTGGTATTAGATATTCCGCAGTTCCTGCCGCTGGTGCCGCACCCGGAGCGGGCAATTTCACAGCCGGTCAAATTATTACTGAAAATTCAGTAAGATTAGTTGTAGATTTAGTATATTTTGATGATGTTCCCGGTCAGCCATCTCCTATGGAACGACTTGCCGCTGAGGTAATGCGTGGTATTGAACTTGTATATACAGATTATACTTATATTGAAAGTGTTGTCACCGCAGGTGGTGGGGCACTTCAAAGTAAAGATGTAAATACCTTATGTGGTTTAGACCATCAGGTGGTTCGTAATCTATTGGTTGCTATTCCTAATCAGGTAGATTATACTGATTTGGCTCAAACAGCACCTAATAATCCTATTTTGGGTAATTTTGGTTCTACTGCCTCTCAGGGTCAAACAACACTTCAGGTTGTAATTAATAACCAGAATGTCTATCCTAATGCTATTGATAGTGACGCAAAACTTTTTAATGAGATTTCACAAGTATTTAATACTCCACAGAAAACTCTTAAGGGTCTTACAAGTTGGGTAGGTTCTACTACTGGTGCTGCTCTTAATGCTAATGTGGTTCAGGAAGCATTCCCTCGTGATAAATGGATGTGTGGTTTAGGTCCCGGTGCTGGTGCCGGTGTTGTTGGCTGTGGTGAGAGTTGTCTTCAGGGTTCTCTTGCCTATTATGGTGTAAATCTCAGTCGCACCCACGACAACGTTCTCGGTGCCGGAACTGCTATTGGTAAATCACCAGTTGAAGTGCGTCTAACCCTTCAGCAAACGGCAGAAGTGCTCCGTGCCCGTCGCCTTATGATTTGGGCTGAATGTGAAAGAGTTATGGTTATTAAGAACGGACAGATAATGGTTAGTGGTTCGTAATTATTATAAGAAATTTATATTTATTAATTATAAATATGAATAGTGAATTAAAACTGGCTCATAAGCATTCAGGAATGTATTATAAACAAAAAAAAGGGGTTAGTTTAAAAGCAAAAGAGGATGATTATGCGACCCCTAAGGAAGCGTGGGATGAAGTTATGAAGTTTCTACCTAAGAATAAATTAATTTATGAACCTTTCTACTTAGATGGAGGGAGTGGAGATTATTTAAAATCAAAAGGATTAAATGTAATTCACGGAAAAATGGACTTTTTTGAAAAAAGTAAATCTTTAAATTACGATTTTATACTTTCTAATCCCCCATTTAAAGACACAAAACGGCTTTTTGAGTTTTTGGATGAGTTAGATAAGCCATTTATGCTACTTTTACCCACAAATAAATTACATACAAATTATATTAGCAAGTTTTTTAAAAATAGAAGAACTCAAATAATCGTCCCTAAAAGACGCATACATTTCATTAAATATAAAGACGGCAAACCAGTTCCTAACTGGAAAAAGGGAACGGCTTTTGATTGTCTATGGTATTGTTATAAGATGGGATTTGAAAAAGATATAATGTATAGTTATAAAGATGAGTAATTTTTGGATGCTCTGTCAAAAGTTCAAAACTCACAGAAATCAAACACAAAAAAAAAAAATAAAAATTTCAAAATAAACCTAAGTTTGACACAGCATCCTAAATATAAGTAATTAAATCATTTTTTATTTCTTTTGCTATAATAAATGAATGCGACGCACGGAGCAGTAGCACCACATATATTAGCACCCACGATGACGCCACCTGCTACGGGACAAGTCCAGCCCTTTACAGCAACAGAAACATTTTTAATTGAAGCCAGTAGGTCTAATAGTTTAATAGATACGGCTGATGGTGGGGACTTTAACGCAAAATGGACGAATTCAGCAAACTTTAATTTAAGGAGGGGTGATAGAATTAGTGTAGAAATGTGTGCTTTTAACGCCGCTAATGCTGGAGGAGGAGTGCCTACCATAGAATTAACAGGCGAAAGAGCATTAGCAGGTGGAGCAAGACAGAAATATTGTGACAATAAAGTTATGTTAGAGATATTTTTTTATTTAAATAATAATAATACCTATAGTGTAGGATTTCCTGCGAAATTACCTACAGGGCGACCATCAGGTGCCTTAGGGGCTTTACAAACAACTCCTATTAATTGGGCTAATACACCACCAGCCGGTTTATTAAAAGGTGTAAATGGAGAACAAAATGCCGCAGGAAATGCGAATAGTTGGGGAAATCATAAGACAGCACAGACAAGAGCAGTAGCGAATGTAAATACTATGGGGGTTGTGGGTTATAGTGGTTGGGGTGAAGGATTTGCTCGTTGTATGGCGATAGGTGGTGGATTACAATATTTAAGGTGTCCTGTCCCCGAATGTTATACTATTTATCAATTTCATATTAACGGAGCGGCACCGGGTGTTTTTGTAAATGCCTTAGTGGTTGGTGATGTATGTGATGGTGTAGTAATCGCATCAGCCGGCGACCCTAATCCAGCACCAGCAAGTTTATTTGCGACATATACTGAAGGGTATTTAGCAGGAATGGCGGGGGTAAATGAACGATTTAATGGTTTTGTTGGTATGAGAACCTATACAATTCCAGATGCTGTAGCAGCCCCTCTTGTTTTTGATAGTATATGTAACACTTCAGTCACGACAATATTACAACAACCGGGAGGACCACCATTAACAAATAGAGTTTATATGACATTTGGGACACCTATTGCGGTTGGAGCACCACATTCACAGGGTAATAGTCGTATATTTTTTGGACCTATACAGGGTGGAGATGACCCTACAAATCCAGCAATTCCGGGATTACAATTAAATCCATTTTTTGGTCCCTGTGATTTTGGTGCTTTATGTTTTGATAATATGTCACAGGGAGATTTAACAAATTTAAATTGGTATAGAAGAAAAGGAGGAAGTTTTTTAAGTTATAATGAATTTAATATAGGGTCACAAGAAGCACCGGCTGCTGCTACTGATAATAGAAGATTTCCTAATAATACCTATTATGGAACAGGATTTGCTGGTTCATCCTGCGATGCGAGTGGAAATATGCCGCATTTATGGACTGGAGAAGAAGGATATAGAAATGGAAATTTATTAAGAGAAAATAATAATAAACCATATATTTTAACCCGTAACGATTATTATGGAATGGGTAGAATGATGGCTAATATGAAAGGATATATGCCTTATTTAAAACCACAAACAGCGTTTATTTTATTGGATGCGAATGAATTATTTACAGATTTAACAACATTAGCAAATAGAATAAATGATATTCTTCATCAAAGATTACCATTAATTGGTCTTCAAAATCAAGTTTATAGTGATTATGTATTAGGTTCAAAATATAGTGATGCCTACCAGAAGGGAAGTAGTGTTATTCCTTATGTGCTCTGTCAAAATGCCTATTATGACCCTTCTTTATATGATAATGCTAATTACCGCTATAATGCGGCTAATATGTCTGTTTTATGGGATACAATTCCGCCCATTTCAAGTGGTGGTTCAATAAAAATCCAGCCAGCAAATTTTAGTCCGGGATATAATTATGCATTGTCACATACAAATAAAATTAGAAATAATATAGGCAATCCTTTTACTGAAAGTGGTAATGCTACTGAAATACCGAAATATTTACTCGCACAGAAATCTACCTATTGTTCTGTCTGTAAGGCACCAGATAATCAACCAGAGGCGATAAATAATATTTGTTATGGTAATATGTGTTATGAGAATATGCCTAAGATGATGTTAGGGGATTGTTGGCGTCGTCATCCCACTCATCCTATGAATAGATTATCAGCAGCAACACCATTTGGAGCACCGGCACCAGCAAATGGAATTGCTAATTTAAGTATGCCTGTAGTTTTAAATAATAAAATGGCTTATTATGAAGCCACAACATCAGCAGGTGTTTTTGCTATGAGAACACAATTATTAAATGAAGGACAGGTAATATTTACTAATATGGCGTGGTTAGGGGCTCGTGGTCCATTACAATTTGATTGGAGAAATCCAGCCGAAACGTGTTATAATACAGGTGACCCATTATTATTATATCAAAATATGGCTGCCGCATTCCGTAGATATGAAACCTACGCAAGATTATCACAAGGTGACACTCTGGGGGGTGGTCCATCAGCGAAAAGAACGTGGAACGAGCAAAAAGTAGATAATAATGGATGGGCTGTTGAATTAGATTTGGGACAAACAGACGACCCTGCTAATATGTTAGGTTATGAAGATGCTGGAGGTGCTTATCAACAAGCATTATACCCTATTCCGCCCGGTTTTGGAGGTGCTACATTAGCATTAGATACTACTGCGAATGGTTGGATTAATCACGCACAATTATATAAAACTACAAATATGATTGCGGAGGTGCCTCCGGGTTCCACTTTATATCCTACTACGGCAAATCCTAATAATTTGGGTATTGCGAATAATTGGTATGGAACAGGTGACGGACGAGCAGCAGTAGGTGTAGGTGTAATTAAAAGAGATTTAATTTGTCCTTCTATGTCAAATGCTGTATTTGGCTCTACTACAACAGCGGGTATTTTTAATTGGGCTGCTGATTTTAAAACCCTTAAGGGATTAGGAAAAATCCTTATTAGGTCCAGACCTACACAAAATTATTTTGAAAAAGATGCGAATGGTAATTTTAAAAATATAACAATATTTAAAGAATTACCACAACCGAATTATGGTGTGCCGCTGCCGGGTGGAACACCAGTCCCTGCTGCTGACCCAGATTTAAATTGTCAGGTTATAGACCCAGATAGATTAAAAACACCATCAAATGGTTTGCCCGGTGAATTTGGATTATGGACGGATGGTTCATTAGAATATTATCAAAGTTTGGGATTACCATTTATACCTTACGAACACACGGATAATGATGGAGTTAAAAGATTAATGATTGCTGTTGTTGTGGCTCAACAATATCGGGCACTTCAAAATGAACCTCAAACGTGGGAGTTGGGTGAAATCACGTGGGGAACACAACTTTCAGTTAGTCATTCATTTATTGATAATCACGCTATAGTTCCTATGAATGCTGATAGAATTAATTTTAAAAATAGATTAGCGTTTAGATATGGAACAGGGAGTGGTGGAGTTGGTTCTGGTAATTGTGGAAAAAATCCTTATTTAAATCTTCAGCGTAATAATTTTAATTATGTATATATGGGTGCTCCAGACCCTACTTTTAATTGGAATGAGGCAAAAAATAGATTTGAATTTATACAATTAAATCAAAATACATTATTTTCAGCATTTACAACTAACGCAAATACAACATCACAACAGGGAGAACCCTGTGCTATAATAAATTCATCAACAAGAGATGCTGTCTTCAGTATAATAGACCCTTATGTTGTTTCACCAGTCCAGATAGACCCAGCAATAACAATAGGAGCAAACTCAATAACGGCACCTATTCCACAGGGAAATTTAGCCACTATTCCTAATCAGGGAATACGAGATAGTGAAGGGGGTATAGGTATATGGAATGTTTGGTTATGTCCTCCAGATTATGAATTTCCACCTAATTTAAATCCAGTTAGTTACTGGTCGCAAGATAGAAATGTAAATATAAATGGGGCAGGTTTTGCTCCTTTTTGGGATATACCACTTTTATTGGAGCAAACAGAATTAAATCATCAGGAAATAGTAAAAGGATGTGTAAGAGCAGATAGAAGTATATGGGAAGGAAGTTTATTATATAAATTAGGTTTTACCCCAGAACAAATAGCCGAGCCATATTATGGATTACCTAATAATAGATTTAATCCTAATACATTTAATAATACTAATCCTAATATTATAGGAACAGGAACTAAGCCGGTATTATTGGGAAATTCATATAATAATACACAAAATCCAGCAACAAATATAAATTATGAAAGATATATGTCTGGACCACCACCGGTGGGAACGACCGATTTAAATGGATTACCTAAATTTCTTAATGGGTTACAGAACAATCAAGCCGTCGCAGTAACCACACAGCCCCATCCTTTAACGGCACAAGATAGTCCCATATTGACGGATAGTCCATTTTACCTCGTTTATAGCAACATTTGCGAAACACATTACCAGAGCGGAGCGACAAGTCAGCCAGCATTATTCTATGTAATGAGAAATTATCCTAATCAGGGTTATTTTTACGGCTCTGGTAGTAATTATTATCAAATTTGTAATCAGGACAGAGTTTTATCGCAAGTAACAACTGAAATAAGAAATCCAGCAACTGGAGAATTAGCAAAATTATCGCCTAATTCGGTATTAATGTATAAAATAGAAAGAGATATAGTTGTGCCTCCTCCTACGATTGATGCGACTGGAAATAGTCCCGACCCAGAAGGACCACAAGCACAACCTGACCCTACAGCAGCAGCAATAGATAGATTAACAGCCGAATTGGGTGGAAATCCTCCTCAAACTACAGGGGGAGGACCAGATGGTGGAGGTGGTGGTGGAACAGGAATAGGTGGTGGTGGAACAGGAATAGGTGACGGGACAGGAGCACAAGCACATCAACAACAAGCGGCTAATTGGGTAGTAGAACCAGACGGACAGGTTATACAAGCACAACCCATACCTCAGCAGCAGCAGCAGTTAGGGGGTGGAGCACTATATCAAATACCACAACGGAGGCAAGAAGAGGCACCAGCAGCAGGAGAGGGTGAAAGTAAAACGGGACCGAGAGCCAGACCGCAGGGATTTACAGATGCTCCAGAATTACAGGGAAGACCCGGCAGACGTGCAATGGAATATGCTATTAGGACATTAATAGCCAGAGCAAATCCCGGATTTGGTAGAGATGGTTATTTGGCTCAACGTAAATTAAATGAATTACCAGAAAATTTATCATTATTAATGACAAATATTGGTCGTTTAAGAATACCTCAAATGATAGGTGATATGGAAAGAGGAGGTGCGTCACCGGGAGCAATTGCCGATACTATTCGTCGGGAATTGGGAGATATGAGATTTAACGAACAGGGACAAGCAACAAATAGGAGAAATGAAGCAGAAGGAAATACGGCACAATTAGCAATAGCATCATCTGGTAGAGGTAGAATGTTAGTGCGAGATATAGCACAACAAATAATAGATATGTATGACAGAAATGGAAATTTAACCAGAGGTGGCGAAGGAAGTTATTATAATATTAAAAGATTATTAGAGGATGGATTAGAAAATGGGTCTATAATAGGAGAATTACCAGATGATAGGTCGTTTAGAATAGGGACACCTATAGCACCTACAGAAAGACAGAGAGGTAGGACCCGAACCAGAAGCCGTGACGAACAGGACATACGGGATGCTACAAAATCACCCGGAAGAGTTCGTCCTGTCCTCACCCGCTCACGCTCTCAGGAAAGGGATGAGATAGAAAGGCAGGATGCGGGTCACGAACACGATGCTCGGCGTAGGTTAGAGGAAGTAAATAGGAGATATGCGGAACAGGTAGGTAGAATTCAGGGAGGAGCACAGGTATATAGACACGGACAACACGTGGGAAATGTAAGGGATAGGTCAGGAACAGCAGCAGCAGCACCACAAACAAGTTCATCAGCAGGTGGAGGAGAAACAAAAAGGGAAACAGCAAAGCGTGGAAAAAAGTAGGATGCTGTGTCAAAAGTTCAAATTTAAGAAGAACTATATTTTAAAAAAAAAAATATAGTTAAACTGGGGGAAGTTGGTCGCCGACAGGAGGTCCAGCAGGTTCAATATTTTCCTTATTTTCCTGCTCGGCTTTCATTTTTTGATATTTTAATTTTGCCTTTTTTAATATTTCGGCTTTATTAACTTGATAATATGATTTTTTACGTGCCTTCACCATATCGTCTTCGTGATACTGCTTACGGGCTCTATCTTTAAATTTAATTTTATTTTTTTCATAATATTTTTTACGAGAAATTTTTAATGCTTCTTTATTATTTGCTCTATATTCTGCCTGATAATTCGGGTTTTTATATTGATTAGCCATTCTTAATATATCATAGGAAAAAATGTTTATATCATTTTCTAATCTTTTTAAATGTAAGGGAATTGCCTCTAATTGCTAAAGTTTTTCTAAGAGTATTTTCATCTATAATTATATCTATGGTTCCAGTTCCTTTATCTCCTTCACAATGGGAACATCTATTTTCTATTCTATTAGTAATTGAATTTTTACAAGACCCGTGAAAATGAACTAACTGAGGGCATACCTTTTTCTCGTGAGGGCATAAATAAAAAAAGTGAGTATTATCTATTGCGATTGCGTGATAAGTTTTTCTATCCGTCATTTTATAATTATAATACTTATTATTTATTTAAATACTTTTTCTTGTTAAATATTTTCTTGTCAAATTTATTGGAATATACCCGGTCCAGACGAACAGAGAATTACAGCGTGTTTGCCTTTAAAATTAGCGTGTTCCCGAATTTGATGGACTGCTTGTGAGCGAGGTCCATAATAGGAACATCTAACAATAAAGCCATCATCACATTTAATATCACGCCAGCGAGAACCCATCCAGCCGATTTTCCAGTCCTTAACTCTACCACCGATTTTCCCGAAATCTTGAGCGAGAATAAGCAGAATTTCATTAAGATAATCAGCATATTCATTATCGTCACTTAAATCCCTAACAAATATACCTTTTTGTGATTTCATAAGAGCCATTCTCTTATTCATATCTTGTTTTTTCATAAATAAACATATTTTTCTAAGTTCGTTTTCGTGTCTTATCATATCGGCACCGCTCATAATCCCCATTTCACGACCCGACTTTCGGTCCCGTAACTGAATTTTATGACCGCATTCGTGGTTCATCTTTAAATCCCTAATCATTTGAGCCGTGCCTATACGCTCTTTCGTGGCTTTAGATATGGTGCTCCATCGGCACTCATCCATCGCCGCCTGAATTTCGGGTGTCATTTTAAACTCCCCGTCACCTCCCGCAGCGTGGTCCTGCGTGTCCTCAATAATGGTTGTGTTTGCTGCTGTTTGTTTGCTACTCATCTTACTATCACTTATATAATTAATAATATATTGTCTTTAATAGTTTTCAATTTTATAATATCTCTTGTTATGTGACGCAACTATTCGGTCATCCATAACTAAAATAATATATGGTTATAGTATATGGAATACCATAAATGCCGTGTGTGTGATGATGTATATGAGAGCCATACTGAGAATGATAGTAAGTCCAGAAATGAGGAAAATTATGGAAGATATTTAGGGTTTTGTAGCAAAAAATGTTATAATAAATTAAATGATGAGGAAAAGCACAGAGAACATTTTTTCGCATATTTATATGGTGATACACGAAAACGAAATAATTTAAAATATAAACATAAAGTATAATAATAAAAAATAATATTTTAATTTTTATTATTTATAAAATGATTTCAAAATTTAATCTGGAGAGAATTATGCTCTCTGTGGGTCAATAATTCGGTCAAATGATGCTCGGCAAAACGGGCATTTCCATATTTGATGAAGCCGACCATATATAGTCATTTTAGGTTTATAGAATTCCTCACCATCCCATTCGCCTTTCCATATTCTATCACAGCATTCGTGACAGGTAAATTTTTCACAATTCATACATTTAATATTAACATTACACCCGAATTTAGGAGTAACGTGTTCTGTATTTTCACAATAAGGAACATCACAGCATTTAATTTCCACTTTTTCGGTGACCGGAGGGAATGAGCCGCAGAAGTGATGAACTTCATCATTTTCATCACCCAGAACAGCAGCCATCGCTTCGTCGTAGGGTTTGCCTTTTACAGCAGGGCAAGCGAACACGTGGTTTGGGTCCCACGCACCATTATCACCCATCATCATATCAAATAGTTCGGTTTTAGGAGTAGTAGTGTTAGACATCTTGTGTAGTATATATATAGTAGTTTTCAATGGGGTCGTCCCCGCATCTCAGCGGGGGATTTTTTTTTTAATTCGGTTTCCCGAATGTATTACTCTGGCTCCTGATTATTTTTATCATATTTAAGCCATTCGGGACGATTATTATCATAATAATTTTGACATTTCATCCCGAAATCAATACACTCAACAAGACCGGGTTTAACAATCTCACTTCGCAATCTGTTTTGGAACCCGCAACTGGAAGTGTAATAGTCGTCATCATTTATGTTCTTATGGAATTTGACACCACAACTGAGTAGTTCCATCAGTTCAAATAATTCCACGAGTTCATCTTCATCAGTATATAGTTCCTCGTATGCGTGAGTGAAGTTATACTTAACGAATTTTTGATTACGCAGTTTATCCCAGAGGAGAATATCCATATGCTTACCATTAGAATAGGTTTCATATCTCCATTTATGAAACCCAGCATTTTTGTTCTCTTCATCTATGTAAATATTAGCATAATGATTAATGACCTTCTTTTTTAGATATACTGGAGCAATACCTAAGCCACCAGTAGCAAGTGATAGTTGAACCCGGAACTGCCTGCGAGTTCCAGCGACGTCCTCAAATCTGTCCTTACTATCCTTTCCACAGGTCCCTAACTGCTGACCCTTAGAACATTTAATAGCAGTATGGATTGCCCGATTTCGGTCATAGTAACTGAAGATTGCCTTCGGGTCATCCTTCCGCATCTTCTCCTGTAGTTCTGCTGCCTGATAGATGTGACGCATCGCCTGACCGACGACACTCTCTCGTCCGGCACCTGTGAAGAATTTGCCGACACGCTGTTTGACACCCACCGATTTAGATTTGTTTTGAGATTTTGACATTTTGTGTTCCTGACTTGCTCGTGAATACTCATCATTAATAATATTATTCTTGAAATCAATTTTATAAAACCTCTTGTTATGTGACGCAACTTGTGAGCCCATATCAGGGGTGGAGTGGTGGGTGTCAAGAGCAGTTGTCGTCATATTATTTTATTATTATTATATTATTATTAGT